TATAGACCTCAATGTAATACTCATCGCCGCGCTTTTGGATTTTGCCCACCGTCCAGCTATCCTGCAGGCGGCCAGTTTGCCTGGGTGTTTTCTCTTTCACCCGGCCCTGCAGTTCATAGGCTATTTGAATGACCAGCTGGCGAAACTCCGCAGGATACTCTTGCTCGATCATCTGCGCCAGGCGTTTTTCCAGCCGGTCTAAACCGTCAAAGCGGTATTCTGTTGTTGCTCCCATCAGGCCCGCTCCTTTACCAAGGTCGCTGGCACTTCGTTGTGGGATGGGTAATAGGCGGGGCGTCCCGCCGTAACGATGATCTCCCGGCCCTGCTGGATCACCACAATGGTGTCGCTCTGCTGAATGTCGACCTCTGGCCGGACAAACAGCACATAATCCACACCGGCATTTATAACCGGCTTCTCCCGCTTGGGGCTGCCGCCTGTGGGACGGGCCAGGGCGCAAGCCAGATCGATATAGACTGCCTGGCCCTGCAGCCCATCCTGAAAGACGGTTTCACCGCTCTCCAAGTCCTTTTTAAAGGGCCTGTAAACGGTACAGGTATCATCGTAGGTGGTTGCGAGAATATCAGCTTCTGTCATCAGCATCATCCCTCGGCAGTTTCATGCGCTTAAAGGGAATAAGCTGGCCTTCGTAATCTCTTACGAAGGCCGCTGTTTCCTCATAGGCGCTGCGTTTGTCGCGGTAGCTGATGGTGGTATCACCGCGCTGGATGCTGGCCACATCGTTCCCGGTGGTGGGTGCGATCTGGTCACAGCGGAGCATATCCTCCACAATCTGCGCGGCCACATCCTCCAGCGGCTCCGGGAGGTCACGCCGGAAACAGAACACCAGGATGCGGTTTACAGCCCGCTTGACATAGCGGTTGATGGTCACCAGCTGCTCATCAGCCAGCTGAAGATCGCTTTGTACCGTTTCCGCGATTCTGGACAACTGCTCCTGCGTTACCTCGTTACTTGCCATTTTCGCCCTCGCCCTTCTTGGCAGCCTCCTCGGCGGCCTTCTTGGCGGCCTCTTCGGCAGCCTTCTTGGCGGCGGCATCATCGCCCTTCTTGCCGGATTTCTCCTTGCCCTTGGAGGTAGGCAGGCGCTTGAAGCCCTGGGCCTCCAGGGCCACGGCCTTCTCCTCACTCTCCACGCGCCGGATCACATTCAGACGCTTCAGTTCGATCATGGTGCTACCTCCTTAAGCGTTGGCCTGCTGAATATTCACCCGGATGGTATTCAGCTTGTTGGTGGGAATCCACAGGTCATGGTACTTGCGGTAATCCATGGCCCAGGCGTTGGCCTTCTGATAGGTCTCAGGGTCAAAAATCCGCATCTTGTCGGTGCGGGACACAGCGATGGGGGTGGTGCGGGGGCAGATGATCCAGTTGATGTCCTTGGCGTCTGCACCAGCTTCAAAGCCGCCGCTCTCCTGATCGGTGGTCTTACCGTCCTTGAAGAGATAGGAGGTTTTCATGCGGGCGGAGCCAACACGGATGATGGGGTGCTGGCCATCAATGGACTTCACCTTCAGGGTCACATCACCCTGCTTGAAGTCGGTGACACTCAGGTTCTTGGCCAGCTTCTCGCTGCGGTCAAAGATAGCGGCCACCTTTACGGCCATGGAGATCACCAGGGGGGTGCCATCTCCCACCACATCCTGAACGGCGGCGATGTCATCCAGCAGCGCGGCCAGGATCGTGGCTTCCTCCGGGGTGTAACCATAGGCCGCCTGATTGGCAGCCATGGCCTGGGCCGCGATAGAACTGTAACGGTAGGCGTCGATCTCAGGCACCACATGGACACGCTGGAACTCGCCCATAACGGAGGAGGCCGTGGCCACGAAGTTGGTCTCGTTCACATCCATGGCGTCCAGGGTGAAGCGGCGGCCACGATCCTGAGTCATGGTCTTGGTCTCATACTTCAGGTTGACCGCGCCATCGGTGTAACCCTCCTGGCGGTCATAGTCGGCCAGACCGTCCATGGTGATGCTGGGGATCTTCACATCAGCGCCGCCGTTGTACTTGATCAGCTTGTCATTAAGTTCCATCCAGCCGCTGGTGGCGGTGGCCACGGCGGCCTTGTCCAGTTCCTGCTGGAAGATGGACGCATACTCGAAAGTGTTAGGCATATTAGTTCAAACCTCCTCTGATGTTCTGCGCGATCTGATCACGGATCGCGCCCTCGGAGCCACCGGCGTCACCCAGGCCCGCAGGGGTCTTTCCCCGCAGCTTCTCCTTCAGGGCCGCCTCCAGGCTGCTCTTGAAGGTGTCCTGGATAGAAGCCAGGCTCTTTTCCATGTTCTCCTTGCTGGTATAATCCAGCATATCAGCCAGGGCCACGGGGTAACCAGCCTGATCCAGCGCGGCCACCGCAGTCTGCTTCAGGTCACGCTGCAGCAGCTGGGCCTGCAGACCGGCGATCTCCTTATCCTTGGCTTCTGCCTCAGCCTTTGCCCTCTCCTCCGGGGGCAGCTTGGCCAGACGGGCGGCCTCTTCCTTCTCGGCCAGAGCCTTGGCCACGGCGGCATCCAGATCAGCCTGGGAGAAGGTTTTCTCCTTCGTGGCCGCAGCAGCGGGGGTGGTAGCTCCCGCGCCGGTACCGGCTTCGGCGGGAGTAGTCGCGGGGGTGCTGGCGGGGGGCGTTTCGCTCTTCTCGCTGCCGAGGCCCAGCAGGTTCAGCAGCTTCTGGCCCACGCTCAACTGCTCCGCAGCAGGCGTCTGCGCCGCAGCGGAGGCTTCCGGCGCAGCGCCGGGGGCGGTTGCCGCCGAAGTCTCAACGGCGGCGGGGGTGGTGTTTTCTGCCATAAGTATTCCTCCTAATTTGATGGTGTTTTTTAATTAAAACGCCCTCTTAAACGGCGTTTAATTAACTGCTTCAGGTGCGTATTTTTCGCACCAATCCCGGAACTTCACATTTCCCGCCAAGGGCCGGGCGTCCCTTGGTGTTTCAAAAATACTCCTGTCAAAATGCGCCACGATGGTGCAGATACAGTTGGGATGCAGCGGCGGGAGATTGACGCCGGGCTGTGCATCTTCCACCGGGAACACCCGGCCATTGAGCGCCGCACATCCGCAGGCGCTGGTGCTGCCCTCGGAACCTCCGACAAAGCGGTACTTGGCGATACCGTTTTCCTTAAAGGCCGAAATCTGGCCCTGGTTGGCAAAATACTTACACTCTGTTCTGACCAGGCGCTCGGCGGCGTATCGCCCGCTGTCCATAACATCGTTGATGGCCTTGGCCATCTTCTGAACGCTGCTGCCCTGAATAAAGCCCAGGGAAATCTCCCGCTTGGCAAGCGCGGCCAGATGGTCGCAGCGCCCCCACACGGCCTCGGAAAAGTGCTTTTCGCTCCAGGGGTATTCCAGGATGCGTTTGATCAGGCCCTCGTTGATCTTGGCCACGGTGAAGCCATACCCAAACCCCCGCTGAATTCTCCAGCAGTTTTCGTAATAATTGACCTTCACCATATCGCCCAGCAGGTCTGTCATCTTGGTGGTGGTGTCCTGAGCCAAGTCCATCATATTTTGATAGATGTTCGCCAGCAGCTGCTCTTTCCGGCTGATCCGGCTCTTCATGGCCAGGGTATTCAACTCCAGCAGGGTGCGGCTGTCCTTGGCGGCCCCGGACGCCTCTTTGATGTATTCCTGGATGGATTTTCGCCAGACGCTGTATTCCTTGCCGGACAGGAGCCGGGACGCTTCTGCATCGGTCAGCTTGTTATCTATGGCGAATTTGGAGAACATGGCGTGGATCTCGCGCTCGATCAGGTTGGCTGCCTCATCATAGAGGAACATCAACTCCACCACAGCGGAGTCGGCCCGCTTCTCATTGGCCAGCAGCTGGTCTTTGGCTTGCTCGATCCAGAAGTTGCGATCCCGGTTACTCATTTATTGCCTCCTGGGATTCCCCGGTCGTGGGTGTCGGCTCCTGGGCGGCCTGCAGGGCGTTTGCCAACATTTCATAACTGCTGGCCCCGAAGCTGCCCATTTCCTCCTGCCGCTCCTCACGCAGCTTCTCCAGTTCCTCCTGGGGGTTGTCTACATCCGGGAGCATCTTCAGACGGCTCTCCTTGCTGAGTAGGTCAGCCAGCATCTGGATGATCTGCGCGATCTCCAGCAGGTTCTGGGGCTTGTTTCGCCGGAATTGAATGTCGATGTCCCTGTAATCATAATTGCCACCCATGAGGTTGAGCATATTGGTAATCAACTCAATCCGACGCTGCAGGCCGCGCTTGAACTTGCGCTCCTTGATGGCGCAGATCTGTTCCAGGCCCCACAGCTTATAGGACACGGCCACGCCGGAGAGGTTGCCTCCGAAGTTCTCATCCGTAAGGTTGGGAACATTGCTGAAGATGTGCATATCCTCCCGCAGCCGGTTCTTGTAGTTCTCCAGCGGGGAGTCGGACACTTCTTTAATCAGCCATTGAATATCGCCGCCATCCTCCAGGATGATCGCACCCTTTTCTTTCATGTCCGCAATATCCTGGCTTCTCACATCACCCATCTTCAGCACCTTCAGGATGGCTTCATCGTTGTACTGGAAATAGTTGGCGGTGTTGCTCTGCACCCGGTTATAGGCGTCCACGATACTGACCACACCTTCAAAATCGCCCAGGCGATCCTCGTTGTTGATGTAGTACACGAAGGGGACATCACCCCAATAGTGGGGCTGGATGTCCTCCAAATCCAGCGGGCCATTGTTGAAGCTGCGGAAATACCAGCATTGCTCTTTGTCCCACATCTCCACCTTCTTGATGGGGTTATTATCCTTGTCTTTGGAGTAGATGATGCGGAGCATCAGAAGCGGGGTGTCAAAGCCGGTCTCGCAGATCATAATGCCCTGGCCGGGGTGAACTTTGGTAAAGCGGATCTGCGCGTCCTCATCCATGTAAAGCATCTCAAAGCAGTCCCCGA